TTAACTTGCGAGTTCCATGCTTCTTCGATTGAAACTTTTGTTTCTTCTCCAATAACACCTGACTCAACTAGTTTTGATATTGCGTCGATCATTATTTTAGTCCTTTTATTACGTTGGTTATTGCATCTTTAAGATACCTTTGAGCTTTTTTGTCATTTCTAACTTCAGCCGCCATGCCCAATGCCTTATTTCCGCCTCTTGAGTTCATCAAGTGTTCGTAAATTGGTGTTGGGTAAGCCCCTGGTGCCGAAGGTTGGGCCACAACATCTACAGTGATGATCTCAAAGTCTGATACTTGTCCGCCGCCGTATTCAGAAATGTTTCCACTTCCTCTAGAGCTAACTCCAAGTTTCACACCTGATTCCAACATTGTTCTGACAAGTTGACCCATTGGTGTTGGCAAAATTTTCATTTTGCCGTATCCATTTGGACCGTCCATCCACATCTCGGTAATCATGTGTGACACTCGGTCCAAATTAATTTTTAAATCATCGGGGTGATCTACTTCTCCAAGAACTGAATAACCAGAACTGATCTGATCATTTAAAGTTTTTACTGCTGTTTGTATTTCGTTAACAGGATAAACTCTTTGATTAGCGTTCTTGATTCCACCTTGAATACAGATTCCCTTCATGTACAAATCCTTGCCGTCTTTGCCTTCGTGCAAGACCTCTACTCTGGCCTGATCATAGGTTAAATGTTCTCTTAGATATAGTGATGACATCCGATTCTCCTAATGGTTAAATCAATATTGGTAGCTTACTTGCCGCCTAAAATTGATTTTGCTGATTTTTCTGATCCGTCCGCTGTATTAGGCTTCATCTCTTTTTTGAAAGATGTTGCTTTGTCTTTACCCGGTGCGTTTTCAAATTCTCCCATTTTCTCTGCTGTTGGTGCCGCTCTGCCTTTTTCGTCAGCGCCGCCTTTAGCTATGTTAGATCCTCTAGTAGTTTTCATTTCTGCACCACCTTTAGTTCCAACTGGAGAAGCTACTTTATCAGAATGATCGGCGTTGTCTGCAGTTTTAGAAATCTTGTATTCTTTTACTGCTTCTTTTTTCATTTCGCCTTTCTTATCTTTATGCATTGCTTCCATTGAGAGATCAGCGTTAGCATCAGCAATTGGCTGTTCCATAGACTCTTCTTTGTCCATTTCTTCGCCTTCTTCATCGCCTTTGCCGCCCATCATTTTTTCGAATTCTGCTTTTAGTTCGTCTAAAGCATCTTCTAAATCAGCCACTCTTTCTTCGGTGCCTTCTTCTTCGCCGTTTTCGCCGTTATCTGCGTCCATGTCTTTTTCCATGTCCATAGCGCCGTGTTCAGCTTCACCTGTTTCGTCTGCGGCGATATCTTTGACTAATTCGTCAGTTGCATCTCCACCTACTTCTTCGATTGACTCTTCTTCTTTAGTTTCTGCTTCGTCAGTTTTTTCGTCTTCGATTTCTACTACTTCGTCAACTTTTTCTTCTGACTTAGACTCTTCAGTAGTTTCGTCTACTGCTTCATCTTTAGACTCTTCTTTAGTCTCTTCTTTAACTGCTTCGTCTTTTGACGCTTCAGTTTCTTCTACTTTAGCTTCATCTTTCGCTTCTGTAGTTGTTTCGTCTGCTAATCCTTCGTAGATGTCTCTAGACTTCTCTACTACGATTTCATGAAATAAAGCTTCTGCTTTTTCAGTCTCTTCGTTTATTAGCAATTCTAATAATTGTTCAAATTTATTTGACATTGCACGTGCTCCTTTGTGTTATTTGCAAGGTTTGTTTCTTATAAGTGAAGTATTTACGTCAAACGGCGTATTTCGGCTTCAAATTGGGCCAAAAAAGACTATTTTTGGTTATTTTCAATATGTACATTATATATTTCGTAAAAATCTTCAATATGTACGTGTTTAAAGTTTTTAAAGAATTCAAGGTCGTGTGGTTTGAAAGCATTTTTGGGAACTACTCTTTTAAATTTGATATGAGGATAATCTTGGATAACTCTTTTGGTTTGATTCATCCAGTTGCCGTAATAGGTTGCTTCATCAACAGAACGTTTATAGTTTCGTGTGTCTTTGAATAAGTTGTTAAATGCGAATCTGTGATTCTTATGATCCCTTGGATGCCCTTGATAGTCAAAGCCCAATATGTAAATTACTTTATATAAGTTTTGATCTGCGGCCATCTTTAAAGCAGTGGGGCCTGAGCTCCAACCCAATGAGGGTTTGAACCATTTCATATGGTCCATTATGGTTGGCTTCTTGCTATATTGATGATTGAAGTTGCTCCACACTTGATGTTTTTTAGGATAATCAGTTTCACCAATTTCAAATATCATTTTTGGATCAACAGCAACTAAAAAGTCTGGACTTTCAGTCCGGTACACGCCATTACAAGCGAAAACTTTTCCGCTCTTTTGCAAATGAGATATTTTTATCCCCTTACGTGATTCACCGTTGCCTAACACAAAAGCTGTATCGCTCATTATAATGTTAAATTATCGTCTGTGGCTGGTTGTCCATACATCTTCTGGACAAAAATTGCTTCTTCTTTTTGTTCTGCTTCGTGCTGTTCTGAAGCTAATCTCATTTTGTTAATATCTTTGAGAGTAAGTCTTGTTTTTCTAGTATCTTCTTTATCTAATACAGAAATGTCGTCTTCAGCATTGTAGTTCTTTTGCTGTTCAAATCCTTGTTCACCTGCTGTAAAAAATTCTTTTAATATCATCGTTGTATTTATTTTATGTTCTGCCTCCACCGCCGCCTGTAGTTGTACCCGGAACTGGTGGTTGACCTGGTGTTGCGCCTGGAGTTTGTGCTGGTGGTTCAGCAACATCTGGTGCCTGTGGATCTTCAAAATTATCTAGATCACTAGCTATACCCGACTGTGTTACGCCGCCTGTTCTTAATTGGGAAGTTTTAGTAGGTGTTTTTTGATCAACTGCATTTTCTTCTGCCCATGCACCTGCGTTCTCTGTCATTTCTTCTTCAGTCAAACCAAGATATCTTTTTAAAGCAAATCTTTTGCTCATATAAGGCAGTTCTGCTACTTGTACAAATGTACCAACTCTTTGTTGATCCATCTCTGTTTGTCTATATTGTGCAAAATTCTGTGGTGGATTCATTTTTATTTCAAACAAGGCATTGTCCATTGAATAACCTTTGTTTTTTATCCATAACTTAAATTCTTCATCAAACACTGGACTTATATTTCTTTGTAGTCTTTCACAGTATTTGTTAAATCTTAATTCTTGTATGTACGCAGTTCCAACTCTTCCATCATTGTATTGTTGTGCACCATCGTCTGCTCCAGTTGGCAAATAAGAACTTGGAATTCTTAAACCTCTAAAAAGTTTGTTAGTAAAGAATCTCAAATCATCAATCTCTCCCAAGTTAGTACCACCCGGAAGTGTGTCTACTTTAGAGCCTCTTCCTTCTGCAGTTTGTGGAAAGAAGTAATCTTCATTGATACTCATTGGATTGTAAGTGGCGTCAACATAGTTCATACCACCTGATGTGCTTGGAATTCTTCTTTGATTAATTTCATTTTTAACTCGTTCAACAAATTGCATTGCCAAGTGTGTAGGCATATTACCTACGTCAATGTAGAACACTCTTCTTTCAGGTGCTCTTTGTACTCTGTAAATAATAATTGCATCTTCAAGCAATTCTTTTTGTTTGTAAACTTTGAACACTTGTTCTAACACTGATTGTCCAAACGGAAATAAATTATCTAAACCATCACTCATTGACATATGAACCACGTGTTCAGCATTAATACTGTATTGATTCATTGCTCTGTAGAATCTACCGCCTGCGCCTGCACTGCCCATATTAGCGTTTGTCATTGTAGTGCCTTGTCCTGCACCTGCATAATTTTGATTGTACGTGCCACCCGTTGTTCCACCGCCACCATACGTTTGATTTGGTGTAATTTGCGTTGCACTCAATCTTTGTAAATTAGGATTAATATCTCTTACAACATATTGTTCTGGCAATTTGCCTTCTGATTCGTTTACAATGATTCTATCTACTTTGGCAGGATCAATATAAAGTAATCTGTTTGTTTCGGGATCTCTAACAAAGAAACAGTCACCGTATTTTAATGTGTTTCTAAAAATTCTAAAAACTCTTTTTTGAAACTTGTTAGACTTTGTCCATTGTTGTAATGCTTTTTTTAATAGTTTTATTTCTGAATCTGTAACGTCACCTTTGAACACAATGTCAAACGGTGTTTCGTTTTCTTTATTACTCTGTGTACAAAATTCTGCAAGAATATCTAGTGCCGCATTTACTTCAGAATCAGAATCCATTTGGTCGTATTGAAAGTACCTTTGTATTCTGTTAGGGTGTCCTGTGTAAACATCAGGCAAATAAGATGAATAATTTCTTTTTGCAAATTGTGGATTTCTATCTCCTGCTATGGGAGACATATTTGCGTCTTTAAAATATTTTTTCCAAGTCATTGTTTATATTATACAAGAGAACCGTTCAAATTTGCAAGTTTTCTTGTGCTGTTTTCCGTATTTTTTTCTGTTTTAGCACTAATGCTAACAAGTGTATTTAAATGTTTTTCCATCTTACTTGATATATCTGCAAACTGTTTAAACGTAACATTTTGTTTTCCAAATATTTCTTCCATTCTGCCCATATCTGCTCCTTGATTGGTTACTGATGCATTTACTCCGGTTGGTGATTTAGTAATAAGCATGGGTTCTACATTGCCAGATTGAGTTGGTAGGAATAATTCTGGTCCTCTTTCACCAACTAGTGCTGGTTGTCCTGCGGCCAATGAACCACCATACTGTCTTTTTGACAGTCCTGCACCAATCATTCCACCTACAAAATTACCTGCTGTGGCTCCAAGTGCAATACCTAGTGGTCCACCAAAGGCACCAAGTGCACCGCCAATGCCTGCTCCAATTAATCCGCCAATTCCTTGTTTGTCGTTCTTGTCTGAGTCGTCCATAAGCATTGATGCTGATGAACCAATGGCAAGTATGGCACCAATCGGTGCTATTACTCTACCTAAAACTCCTAGGGCTCCGCCTATTCTTCCTAATGGGCCTGCTAGTACACCTTTAGTTCCTATGGCTGTACCTGCCGCCACTATGCCAACTTCTGATGCAAAATTGGCTGTGTATTTTAATAGTTGGGCACCTGCTACTGCTGTGGCCATTGTTGCAGGAGCGTTGGTTGTAAAATCTTCTAATGCTCCGCCAACTTTTGTTAATGTTTTATCAGTTGCACCTAATGTTGATGCTATACTTGGACCTACAACTTGTAAAAAGTTTGTTTGTAATCCTTCAATTTGACTTTTAAAAACTCTAAAGCCTTCTTGTGTAATACCAATTTGACCTGTTAAAGCATCTGTGGCTCTGCTTTGGTCTTGAATAATTTTATTTAAATCACCAAATCTGTCTCTGACATCGATTAATGCATTACCCACTTCACCTACGTTGCCTGCCGCTCTTAATACAGCAGGATCAAAATTGTTTAAGAATGTGTTACCACCCTGTTCTAAAGATTTGGCAAATTGTGCTGTTGATATATTTCCTTCACGTAAAGCCAGTATGTTGTCCATTAAGCCGTCAGTGGTTCCTACTAATGTTTGTTCAAATTGTCCAAGCGGGAATCCTGTGGCTAAAATATTTTTAACTGCACTGCCTAAAGCAGGATTTATATTATGTAACCCTGCTGTAAAAATTTGTAATTGATCTG